GCCGGAAAAAGCAAAATAATGAGCGCTGTTAAGGTGCAAGAAAAAGGAGCCAAATACTGCCACTTCCCGCGCGGGGAAGATCGCGGATATGACTCTCTTTTCTTTTCCGGGCTTTTATCTGAAAAGCTGACGCTCACACGAACCAAACGAGGCGACAAATGGCAATGGGAAAAGCTGCCCGGCCATAATCGAAACGAAGCTCTTGACTGCCGCAATTATGCGATCGCGGCGTTTAGAATTTTAGATCCAGATCTCGACGCGGTAGAACGCCGGCTAAAAGGCCAGCAACTCAAGCCGCAAACTGAGAAAAAAGAAAAAAAGAAGCGCTCCAGCGGTTCAAAAATGTACGACGACTGGTAGGAGGTGAACCATGACTAAACAGCAAAAGGCTGAAAAAGCCAATAAATTGAGAGAACGTCTCGAGCTTTATTATAAGCGAGAAAAGGAAATGCTTGACGGCGGTGTGCAGTCCTACGGAATAGGAACGCGAAACGCCACACGCTACCAGACAGATCTCACAGCGATCCGCAATGCTATCAAAGAAATGGAGGACGAGATCGCTGCTTTAGAAAACAAAACCCAGCGCAGGGCCGTCGGAGTTATCCCTCGTGACTGGTAGGAGGTGAAAACATCATGCAAAAAGCTCCAGAAAACACACAAACGGTACCAGCAGAACCGACAGCAGCCAGACGAAGCCGCCCCGGTTCGGTTGCTCCGAAAATATCAAACTACGGCTACGCCGAGGCTGGCGCAAGTTGGAAAAAGAAAGCGCTAAGGAGTTTTAAAGCCAGCAGCTCCTCGCCTCAATGGGACATCGATCACAACAACGACACCCTGAGACAAAGAGCTCGTATGCTTTACATGGCCGCTCCGGTTGCAACGTCGGCAATCAAAACAAACCGCACAAATGTCGTAGGCTGCGGCTTGCGTCTAAAGTGCAGCATAGACGCCGAGCTACTCGGTTTATCGAGAGACGCCGCAAACGACTGGCAGAAAAAGACAGAGGCAGAGTTTAAGCTCTGGGCTGAAAAGAAAAACGCCTGCGACGCCACGGGCGTTAATGACTATTATGCTATGCAGCAGCTCGCTCTTATGAGTTGGCTTATGAGTGGCGACGTTTTCGGCCTTGTCAAAAGAGTGGAACCGACAGCAATGTGCCCGTACTCTCTCAGGATCCAACTTGTAGAAGCCGATCGTTGCAGTACCCCGTTGTTAAATTCTGGTTTTTATTGTTTTTCCACAGAGGGAAAAGCTAAAAACGGGAACCGGATTTTTGACGGTGTAGAGATCGACAAGTCGGGAATGATTAAAGCCTACTATTTCCGAAATACATACCCGCACATTATCGCGACGGCTGAAACGGAATGGACCAGAGTCGAAGCATACGGCGAAAAAACCGGCCTTCCGAACGTATTGCACATTATGGAGTCGGAACGTCCTGAGCAATACAGAGGCGTCACATATCTGGCGCAGATTATTGAACCACTCCTGCAAATGAGGCGCTACACAGAAGGCGAGCTCATGGCTGCGCTCGTTGAGAGCTTTTTCACGGCGTTTATTACCACAGAAACTGGCGCCGACGAAATGCCATACAACGAAGTAAACGGCTCAGAGGTTGAGCCTTCAGATCCCGACGACTACGAAATGGGCCCGGGCACCATTAACATAATGAAACCGGGTGAAGATATCAAGTTTGCGACACCTACCAGACCGGCGAGCGGCTTCTCTGCTTTTGTCCGCGCTCTTTGCGAACAATGCGGCGCTGCGCTTGAAATTCCGGCCGATTTACTGTTGAAGTCGTTTAACGCTTCATATTCTGCCAGTCGTGCCGCATTACTCGAAGCGTGGAAGGCTTTTAAAATGCGCCGCGAATGGTTTGCAAATGATTTTTGCCGTCCGGTGTACGAGATCTGGTTGTCTGAGGCTGTTGCTCGCGGTCGTATTCAGGCTCCCGGCTTTTTCTCAGATCCTTTAATTCGCGCCGCATGGCTCGGCAGCGAGTGGATCGGCCCTTCTCAGGGACAGCTCGATCCGACAAAGGAAATCAGCGCGGAAATACTTGCAAATCAGCACGGGTATAGTACGCACGAACAAAGCACGATCCGTTTGAATGGCGGCCAATGGGAAGCAAACATGCACCAGCTCAAGCGAGAAAACGAGATCATTGCCGAAGCAAACGGCACAACCCCAGAGGCTCAAGCTGAAAAAACTCAAGCGCTCGCCTCTGCAATATTTCAAAATGCTATAAAGGAGGAAATGCAGCATGAAGAAACAAACAATCCCGCTAAGGGTAATTAACGGCCCGGCGGCATTGCCCGACCAAACGGCGCCGAAGTTCTGGAACATCGTCGAATTAAACGACGACGAGGCCGAGATCACAATGTACGGCGAAGTTGTAAGCCAGAGACCGACAGACTGGTGGACTGGCGAACCGCTCGAAGGTTTGTATATCACGCCGGAGGGCTTCTTGGAGGATCTTGCTCAGGTAAAAGACAAGGCAAAGATCACCGTCCGCATCAATTCAGTTGGTGGCGATTTATACACGGCGCTCGGTATCTGCAATAGACTCAAAGAATTAAACGGCGAGACCGTGGCAGTTATCGACGGAATTGCAGCAAGCGCCGCCACTATCATTGCTATGGGCTGCAAAACAAGAGAAATCGCAGAAGGCGCTCTCTTTATGGTACACGAGGCGTTGCTGACATTGATCGGCAACTACAACCACAAGGCCCTGCTTGAAGTCAATAAAAGACTTGAAGCTGCAAACAAGGCCGCAGCCGAAACATACGACGCAGCGACACACCTCGGAATTGATAAGATCCGCAACATTATGGCGAAGGAAACATGGTACACCGGCCGCGAAGCGGTTGAAAATGGTTTTTGTACCGGTATTCGCGAGGGTTGCGAAACAAGCATGTGCATGAGCTCCATTAAAGACGAAATTGTCGTCAATGGAGTGCACCACTCGTTAAAGGGGTTCCGCAATTTCCCCGGAAATATCCCCGTAGTAAATAGTGTTCAAACGCCAGAACCGAAGCCAGCAGCTCCGCGTCAGAGCGTTTCAACAAATAAACCAAAAGGAGGTAACACCACTATGACACCAGAAGAATTAAGAGCACAGTACCCGGAGGCGGTTGCTCAGATTGAGGCCGCAGCTATGGAGACAGCAAGAACCGAGGCAACAACAGCCGAACGCTCCAGACTGCAGGCGATCGAAGAAATCGAGGCAACAGTCGGAGACGCTCAGCTCATTGCAGAGGCAAAGTATGGCGCTAATGCTTGCACAGCTCAGGAGCTCGCTTTTAATGCAATGAAAAAGCAGGCCCAGCTCGGCGCTCAGCATGTTCAGAATAGCGACGCTGACTTTAAAGCCTCTGGAGCTGCTGGCGTAGGAACAACGCCAAACTCTGGAGCTCCTGCACCAAAAGATCAGGCTCAGGACGAAAACGCTCAGGTTGCTCAGCTTGCGGCAATGATCGCAAACGGTGGAGCAGCCCCAACAACTCAGCAGAATTAAAAACAAGGAGGTAAAAACCATGAGAGCAGATCAGAACATCGGAACCTGCAACGCTGACAATCTTTTGATTGACAGCAAATTCCCGGTTGACGCGGTAAGCGTCACAATCGCGAGCGGCGAAGGAAAACTTGCTCGCGGTACCGTTGTTGCTATGAATAGCGCAACGAAAAAGTGTGTTATTCTCGGCACAACTGCCGGAGAAGGCGAAACATTAACCGCATACGGTATTATTTGCGACGAAGTGGACGCAACAAGCGCCGACGCCGTTGCTGCTGTTTACAGAAGCGGCCATTTTAACAGAGAGGCCCTTATTGTAGACGACGAGTACAATATCACGGAAGCAGACGAGGCAGCCCTTCGCAATGGCGGCATTTATCTCGACTCTGCAATGTAAGGAAAAGGAGGAAAAGAACAATGCCTACACCGTTAATTTACAGAACCGTCACCATGCTGGCGGCTATTCAGGCAATGCCTACACACAGAACATTTTTAAGAGATCGCTATTTCCCTACAACAGCACCGGTCAACGGAGTGTCTGAGGATATTTTCCCGGGCGAGGAGGTGCTCGTTGAATACAGAAACGGCAGCAAGAAAATCGCGCCTTGTGTAATGCCTCGCAAGGGCGGGATCACAATCGAGCGCGAAGGCTACAAAACATACAGCTACGTGCCGCCTTTTATTGCACCTCAGAGACCTCTCACCATTGACGACCTTAATAAAAAAGGTTTTGGCGAGCAGCTTTTCCAGAATGTAACACCTCAGCAGAGGCAGGCGCAGATCCTCAACAGAGATCTGACTGAGTTCGATCAGATGATCTCCGGCCGTGAGGAGTACATGGCAGCACAATGTATGATTAACAACGGTTACATTCTCAGACACTACGCTGACAAATACGGCAGCGGTGAATATGAAGAATTTGAGATCCGTTTCTATGACGAGGACGCAAACCCTGCTCAGTACACTCCTGCTGTTAAGTGGGGCGAAGCTGGCGCGGATATTTACGGCGACATTTCAGAAATGATTTACATGCTCACAAAGAACGGGCTCCCTGCTTCTGAGCTTGTAATGGCTCGCGGCGTTTCCAAGATCGTGTTAAACGATGAAAAGATCCAGAAGTACCTCGACAACAAGAGCATTGCAATCGGCTCTATTGAGCCTATGAATTTGCCGGAAGGTGCTTGCTGCTTCGCAATTTTGAACGTAGACGGACACCACGTTAAGCTCATCACATACGACGAGACCTATGAGGACGAAAACGGCCAGATCGTGCCTTATATCCCTGCTGGTACTGTCGTTCTTTCTCACCCAGCAGCGGGCCGCGGTCTCTATGGAGCGGTTACCCAGATTGAGCAGGACGACGGCGAGTTCCACACTTACACCGGCCGCCGTATTCCTAAGTATACAGCGGACGTAAAGGCAGAAAGTCGCGACATTAAAGTGACAAGCCGCCCGCTCTTAATTCCAAGAAGCAAAAATCCGTGGGTATCTGCTAAGGTACTTTAATTCACACGCGAAGGAAGGAGCTACAACATGATTAGAATAATCGCCGGAGTATACGGACACAAAGAAAACGGAGTAATCACTCCAAAAGATAGCAAGTCGGAGCCGTTCTCTCTCACTCCTGAGAGAGAGGTCGAGCTTGTTGCTCAAGGCGTTGCTGAGTATGCAAATGTAATCATACCAGACGACGATCAGGACGACGACGGCCAGAATGACGACGATCAGAACGGCAACGGCCAGAATGACGACGATCAGAACGGCAACGGCCAGAATGACGACGATCAGAACGGCAGCGGCCAGAATGACGACGATCAGAACGGCAACGGCCAGAATGACGACGACCAGAACGACGACGCCAAAACAAAGAAACCGGAATACAGCGACAAAATGAAGTTGCCAGAGCTGCAGGCTCTTGCTGCTTCTTTTGGCCTCGACGCTGAAAAAATGCGCGCAAAAGCTGAGGTTATCAAGCTGTTAGACGATTACTTTGCAGACGAGGACGACGGAGAACAGCCGCCGGCCTTTGGAGCTATTGATCCCGTTGGCTAAAACGCTAAAAGAGCTCATAGCGGCAGACATTGATCTGATATTTATGCAGCTCAACGACTTCGGGGAAACCCACAGAGTCGAGGGCGAAAAAATAACAATCATAATCGACAACGACACGCTTGCCACTATGAAAAATGGCAATATTTTAGGCGTTGCCGAGTCTGACCTGCTTATTTTTGCCAAAACCGAGGATCTGCCGGGCAAAAAAGCCCCGGGCTCAGCTATCAACATAGACGGCCGAGAGTGCGTTGTTGACTTATGGACCGAAAATCTCGGGATCACACAGATAAGCCTGCACCACTCTCGCATGATTTAAGGAGGCGCGCTATGGCAATAACGAGCGATCTTGACAAAATTGTCGAATGGTTCAAAACCGAAGTATGCCCCAAAATGCAACTAAAGGTACCGGACGACGCAAACAATGACGGCGGCTATGGCGTGAAAACAACCACGCCGGCCGCTTTTGCTATGTATATACCTACTCAGGACCACAAGCCGCCAGAAGTGGCGGCGCCTATTCCTTCTATCTGCGTGCAGATATTAAAGGGAAAACACTCGCCGGCCCAACACATGGGCCAATTAACGATCCAGCTTGCACTTGCAGCATGGAACCCGGGCGAGCACGGCGGCGAAAAAGCCGTCCCGGTGGAAGATCCTGACGCTCTGGGAGGTTATACATACACGAAAACCCAGAGCGAAGAATTTAAAAGAAGTAACGAGGGCTGGCGCGACGTCTGGAATATGACAGACAAGGTGCTGGCTGCGCTTGAAAACACGGAATATATTGCAGATATGAGACTTGTCAAAGAGAACAATATCGAGTACGGACCTTTTACGGAGGACGGCGCGATCGTGAGCTACTACCCTTATTGGTTTTGCTGGGTGCAGTTTACTCTCGAACATGGACTCGCGCGCAAAATTCCGGCAGAATACGAAAAATTTTTGTAAAGGAGTGATACAATCATGAGCTATCAGCACGGAGCTTTAGGCGAGATCGGCAATGATAAGGTAAAAGCGGCCGTTCAGGTTGACACCGTTGTGGCATACATCGGAACCGCCCCTATTAACCTTGTTTTAGGTTATAAGGACAAGAACCTTGTCAACACACCGATCAAGCTGGAGAACATGCCAAAGACTCAGGCAACAGTCGGCTACTCAAAGAACTGGGATAAATTCACGTTATGCGAGCCGTTCGACTGTCATTTTGCGAGCACAATCGAAAACGTGGGACCGATCTATATTATCAATGTATTGGATCCGGCAACCCACCAGAAAGACACAAAAACAACCGTAGAGCTTACATTCAAAAACGGCCGCGCCGAGTATGCAAGCGATACGATCATTCTTGACACCTTTGCACTTGCTGACAAGGTGCTGGGATCTGATTACTCTATTGACTACAACTACACAAAAGGCGTGGTAGTCATTGAGTCATTGAATGACGCAGAGCCGCTCGACGGCACTCTTGAGGCGTCATTCTCCGAAGTCGATCCAACTCTTATAACAAAGAGCGACATTATCGGAAGCGTGACCGCTACCGGAAAGCGTACCGGCCTGCAGGCTCTCGCAAAACTCTACACCATGCACAACGCCGTGCTCAATCTTTTGGCCGCACCATTCTGGAGCGAAGATCCTGACGTATACAAAGCCATGATCTCTATCGTCCAGAAATTGAACGGCCATTGGGACGGTTTTGTCCTTGCCGATCTTCCTATCTACGACAAGGAAGCGGGCGAAGCCATTGACACGCTTGCCAAAGCTGAGGAATGGGCCGAAACAAACGGCTACACCAGCGGACTGTCAAAGATTTGTTGGCCGCAGATAAAATACGGCGACAATATTTACCACTTGAGCACTCATGCAGTTGCAACTATGCAGCGCGTTGATAACACTCACGACGGCATACCAATGGAAAGCCCTTCAAACAAGGAGATCATGTGTACAGCTCAGTATTTTGGCGAGGACTCTGAAAACGAGGGCTTCGACCAGCAGGAAGGCAATGAGCTCAACGCTAAGGGAATTACTACCGCAGTTTTCTGGGGCGGTCTTTGGGTGCTCTGGGGCCCTCATACTGCATATTACGAATACGGCAGCGACGGCGTTGCTCGTTACATTTTCGATGTAAATATTCGTATGCTTATGCATATTACAAACGGCTTCCAGCTTAGACATGGCACCCAGATTGACGGAACTATGGATCTTAATCTCCAGCAAAGCATTTTGAGCGACGAGCAGGAAGAACTCGACAGCTTAAAAGGCCGCGGCGCCCTTATCGGCAATCCGACGGTTGAATTTTTGGAGACTGCGAACCCTACAAGCGACGTTATGAACGGCGACTTTGTCTGGGACGTAAGTGCAACGCCTGCGCCTCCGTTCAAGAGCGGAAAAGCGAGAGTTTCCTACACAGACGAAGGATTTGCGGCTTATTTTGGAGGAGGTGAATAATTTATGTGGCTCGACTTAAAAGGTGCGGTAGTTGCTGACACGGTATACGAGAGCGGCCAGCTTGTCGCAAAAGATACCAGCTTCACATTGCCGTCAATTACTCAAATGACAGCAGACCTCAACGCAATGGGTACAATGAGCGTGCCGATCGTTGGCTTGCTTGAAAATTTAGAGCTTGCTATCACTAAGATCGGCGAAGATAAGGGACTCGGCAAAATGTCAAGACTTGACAAAAGAAACTTTGAGTTTCGCTGGGTTCAGAATGTAGTCAAAGGAGACGGAACCACAAGCGCCGAAGGCTGCAAGGCTTTTGTGCGTACATTTCCACCAACTGCCCTTCCGGGTATTGGCGTAGAAATTGGCGCCGCCTCAGAGAATGAGCTCACATACTCTGCGAACCGCGTGCAGATTTTTGTCGGCGGTTACGAGTATTTGCTTGTTGACAGACTCAGCCAGATCCTCCGCATTGACGGCAAGGACTATATGAGCGAAATTAACAAATTATTGTAAAACGGAGCCGCTGGCATAAAAAGCCGGCGGCTTTTTCTATGAAGGAGGCTATATCATGGCAAACGAAAACGGAAAAATCGTATTAAAAAAACCGGTACTTATTAACGGCGTAGAAGTTAAAGAAATGACCTACGATACAGACGAGATCGACGGCACTCTCTACGCTCAGGCAGAGGCTCACAAAATGAAAGCAAGCGGCTCTAAGGGTGGAAACCTTGCGGGCGCCGTAGAGCTTGACTACTCTCTGCATTTATACATCGGCTTCGCCGCTGTTATTGCGGTGAACCCTTCCTATACTTTCGAGGATATGGAAAGGATCAAAGGCAAGAGCCTGAGTGAATTTTCTAAAATCGGGCGTGGTTTTTTTATCGGATCGGGAAGCTCAGAGGACGACAACTCAGACGAGCAATCCGAGACTACTCCCGAACCTTCCACACCAGCACGACAGAAATAGAAAAAAAGCGAGTTGTTGACTTTATCGTCGAATATGCTGAGGCGGCCGAAGATCTGGCAGCAGAGCAAAAAAGGCGACAAAAGAACAGACCGCCGCAAACCATAAAGCATAAAAAAGGCCGAAGGAGGTGACACCGTGGCAAGCAGTAAAACATTGCAGGCGATCGTCGAGATAGCCGGCTCCCTTAGCCCGACGCTGGGGAAAGCTGCCGAGGAGGCTCAGAAGTCTCTCGAAGGCATAAATCTGAAAGCCGTCGCCGTAGGCGCTGGCGTTGCGGCTGCGGGCGTCGCTATCGGAAAAGCTACTGTTGCAGCTGGTAAATATCTCGTAGATCTCGGGAGCGAGTTTGACAACGTAGTCGATACGATCAGGATCGGAACCGGCGCGACCGGTGACGCTCTGGACGCCCTGACTGATGATTTTAACGAGGTATATAAAAGCGTACCAACAACAATGGAGGACGCCAGCAAGGCGATCGCTGACTACAACACGCGCCTTGGATTGACTGGCCCAGAGCTCCAAGAAATATCAAAACAAGCGATCCAAGTCTCTGACATGCTCGGCGACGACCTCGGCAGCGTGATCGAGGAGTCAAGCCAAGCCTTCCAAGCGTGGAATATGGACGCGGAGGACATGAGCGCCGCAATGGACTATGTTTTCAAAGCGTCACAATCGACCGGCCTCGGGTTTACTGATTTAATGAGCAGCGTGCAGCAATTCGCGCCGCAGCTTCAAGAAATGGGCTACTCTTTCGAGGAGGCCACAGCATTGATCGGACAGCTTGACAAAGCCGGCGTAAACACCAGCGAAGTGCTGAGCGCAATGAAAAAGAGCGTCGGCGCACTTGCAAAAGAAGGACTTTCTGCGAGTGAAGGCCTCGAAATGTACGCCGAGCAGATCAAAAATGCCGGTAGCATGGCAGAGGCAACGACAATCGCCTCGGAGATTTTCGGAACAAAAGCCGGCTCTACAATGGCAGCAGCCATAAGAGACGGTTCTCTCTCTGTCGCGGATTTGACGGCAGAGCTTGAAAAGAACGGCGAAACAATCGGAGGCGCCGCAGAGGACACATACGACTTTGCGGAGCGGTTGCAAATGTTCAAGCAGCAGGCTCAGGTGGCACTCGAGCCGCTTGCCAATACGATGTTTGACGCCATTAACCAGCTTATGCCCGTTGTGGGTGAGGCTATGGAGGGCTTGATCCCTATAATTGAACAGCTTGCGGCTTCTATTATTCCGGTGATCTCGGAAATAATGCCGCAAATTATACCATTATTCCAAGAATTTGTACCGGTAATTTTGCAAACAGCGCAAACGATCGGCCAACAGTTGATCCCGCCGCTGCTTCAAATGATCCAGCAAGTGCTCCCGGTTGTTATCGAGTTAGTAAGTAGCGTCATGCCGCTGCTGTCTCAGATAATTGCCGCCATTTTGCCAGTGCTGGTGCAGCTCATAACCGCAATACTGCCGCCGATTATGCAAATTATATCGGCCGTACTCCCGGTTGTGATTGAATTACTCAACACGGTGCTGCCTATCCTTATGACATTGATTAACTTACTCATGCCGATACTCGACACCGTTCTGGGCTTGATTGAGCCTATTGTGAGCCTGATTACAACGGCAATTACGCCATTGATCGCGATTTTGGGCTCTCTTATTTCTCAGGTTTTGGAACTTCTGGCCCCGGCTCTGCAATTTATAGCCGGAATTTTTACGACTGTTGTCGGCACGGCCATTCAGGGAATAGCGCCGATCGTGCAGTCAATTACTCAGATTTTTCAGGGCCTCATTGATTTTATTACTAACGTATTTTCGGGCAACTGGAGCGCTGCGTGGGAGGGAATTGTCAGCATATTCTCTGGCATAGTTTCCGGCATTTCTGCAATATTCAAAGCCCCGATCAATGCGATTATCAGCGGAATTAACGCTTTTATTAACGGACTAAACGGCATAAAGATCCCCGACTGGGTGCCGGGCGTTGGAGGTATGGGCTTTAGTATTCCAACTATTCCAATGCTTGCAACTGGTGGCTTTACCGAAGGTATTACTATCGCCGGCGAGGCTGGAACTGAGGCCGTTATCTCGTTTGATCGCAGCGTAAGAGCTGCAAATATAGGCTACTGGGAGCAGGCCGGCGAAATGTTGGGAGTTTATGACAGCTCAGAGACCGCCCTTGCTGGCAACTTGCTGAGTGTTGACGACTTCTCGCTCGCTGAGTTGGCTCAGCCGTCCACTACCGTGATTTATGACTTTAGCGGCTTTACATGGAGCCCGGTTATTGAAGGCGGCAAGGTAACAGAGGACAACGACGACCTGATCCGCAGACTCAGAGCACACGAAGCCGAGTTTTTCGACTGGCTGGAACGCTGGCTTCAAGCAAGGGAGGTGACTGCTTTTGCGTAGAGTTATTGAATACTACGAATACACAACCCAAGACGGCGACACTTTCGACCTTTTGGCTCTTGATATGTATAACGACGAGCGACTGGCTCATTATATAATCGAATTTAACCCAGATTATAGCGACGTTATCGTGTTTGAGGGTGGCGTGCTGTTAAAGCTGCCAGTTGTTGAGGAGGCAGAAACCGCCGAAACAATACCACCGTGGAGGCAAACCGCATGAGCGAGTTGCTTCTAAATAATGCGAATATAGCGGAAAAAGTAACGGTCTCCTCGTGCGTTCACGAAATGCACGCAGGCGGCCGTTCTGACTCTCTGACGATCAGGATCCACGATCCAGAAGGCCAGTTTGACAAATGGAGAGTTGAAACCGGTGCACCGGTTGAATTTAAAGGCGCCGGGACGGCGAGCGGCAAAATGTTTTTATATAGCTCGGCGCCAGAGTCTGGCGACTATATCCTGCGCGCCTTTTCTATGCCGGTGAGTGGCACGATCCCTAATACAAAACCGTGGGAGCGCGTACACTTCCGGCAAATAGGTGAAGAAATTGCAGCGCGTCACGGTCTGGAGTTTGAAAGCTACGGACTCGGCGACGTTGTGTATCAGTATAGAGCCCAAGAAAACGAGGAGGATTTCAAGTTTTTCGGCCGCCTCTGCGCTTTAGAGCGCGCGGCGCTCACCATATACGACGGCAAACTCATAGCAGCCTTCGAGCCATATCTCGAAAGCATGGAGCCAACGGCCACAATCGACACGGCCGGTTGCGTCGTGGAATGTGAGGACAACAGCCTGCTGGAATACGGAGCCGCAAGAGTTTCGTGCGGTCCATATAGCGGCGAGTTTAAAGCTCCGGGAAACAATGCCCGCGTGTGGGTTCCTAAAAAAACAATAATATGCCAGAGCAAACTCGAGGCGATCCGCTTCGCAGTCGCAGAGCTGCGAGAAAAAAATAAAATGCTCATATCTGGCAGCATTGAAGGCTCGCTTATGCCACAGTATGCCCCGGGCATTATGGCAAACATAATAAATCGCCAGACGCCGTCATGGAGCGGAGCCTATTTTATTTATAAAGTACGGCACGACTACGGCAAAAATAAAACAAAAATATTTTTCAGGCGAAAACTGGAGGGCTACTAATGGACGGAGTTATAAAAAAAGGTACGGTGCTAAGTATCGAGGGCAACAAGGCCCGAGTTGCACCAATGAACAATCCCGAGCTTGTGTCTCCTAATGTGCAAATAGCTGACTATATAGACGCCGAGGAACTTACAAAAGGATCCCCGGTTGCTTATGCACTGTTTGAGGATATGACCGGGCTCATATTTGCAAAACTTGAATAAGGAGGCGATCAGAGCATGGCAGTCATGGCAAAATGGCGCAACAAAACCTTCGAAGTCTCCACAAGAAAAGTAAACCCATTAAAAAATTTTTCTACCTCTACCACAATAAAGAGTGACGACTCCAAAAGTAAAAAGAATACGACCGAGCTCGTGCCGTTTTCGTTCGATGTAGACGTACACGCAAATGCGGGAGTAAACCCTCAAACCGAGTACGAGTCGTGGTGCTCTCTTATCAAACAAACCGGCGTTTTATATCTACACGGCCGGAGGTTCGGCAGAGAAACGAGACTCAAAGAGGTTAGTCTCTCAGGCGTACAGCTTGACGACTTCGGAAGGATCCGCTTCGCCACTATCGGGCTAACCTTCGAGGAGGTAAACCAAAAAGAAACAAAGGGAGACGCCGGCGCCCGGGCTGCCGCTTCTGAGGCTCAAAAAGCCGAGAAAAAAGCAGCTAAAAAGAAAGGCAAAAAAGTCAAAATAACAGTAGGCAGCAGCGTGAAGTTGACCGGCAAATATTATGTGGACGGCGAGAAAATACTCGACGAAGAAAAAAAGAGAGTCTTAAAAGTTGGCAAGATCAACGGAAACAAGGCATATCTCCCACAAGTTGACGGCTGGGTATACCTTAGCACGCTGTCGCTTGTGTCGTAGGAGGTGAGCACATGCAGGCGAAAAATAACGGAGATCCGCGCCAATGCGCTGCCAATCTCCTGAAAATCACAAGAGGTGAAAATCCCTTCGATCGCATTAAAGGGATCGACGCCGCTATAACGGACGCCCCGAGCGCCTCGGCCCAGTATGACGCTGTTGCTGAGGCTGAGTGGGTGCTCGACACATACGAGCCGCGTGTGGAAGTCGAAGGCATTGATTTCAATGCTCCAGACGCTCAACTCGGCGATTTTTCGACAATAACACAAATAAAACTCAGAGAGGAGGAGGACAATGAGTAACACCAGCGAATTGCAGTTTATAGAAACCGACGCCGGGCAGATTTACGACTTTATCATGTATGTGCTGGAGAATGGCGTCACCGAGGAATTATACCCCGGAGACGAGCGCCGAATTTTCGGCGAAGCGCTGGCCTCTTTGACGTTGGCCCTATATTCTACGATGAACGACTCAGCAAAGCAGGCGACTCTGCGTTATGCACGAGGCGAGGTTTTGGACGCTCTGGGAGAATTTGCAGGAGTGTATCGAATTGAGGCAATGCCGGCAACAACAACGGTCCGCTTTTCTCTCAAAGAAGCGGTGGCGCAAAATATCATAATCGCCAAAGGCACCAGAGTTACGTCGGACTATTCCCGATATTTTGCAACTACCGAGACCGCCGTGCTGCAGGCTGGATCGTTATATATTGACGTCGAAGTGGAAAGCACAGAAGGCGGCAGCAATTATAACGACATACCAGTCGGCGAGATCAATGTGTTGGTTGATCTTATTGCATACATCGACGGAGTCTCTAACACTTTAATAACAAGTGGCGGCGGCGACGTGGAAAGCGACGAGGATCTAAGACAGAGGATCCGGCTCTCTCCTGCAAGCAGATCGACAGCCGGCCCAAAAAATTCATATAAATACTTCGCAATATCAGCAGACGCGACCGTGGCCGACGCTTATGTGGACTCGCCAACGCCCGGGGTTGTTGTTATTACCCCGATATTGTACGGCGGCGAAATACCGGATCAGGACGTGCTCGACAAGGTGCTGGCTGCATGTAGCGCCGACGACGTTCGGCCGCTTACTGACAAGGTAGAAGTCTCAGCACCAACAACGCAAACCTATGATATTGAGCTGACATATTACACCACAGCAGCCAACGAGACCGCAGTCGTCCAGAATATCGAGGGCGAAGGCGGCGCAATAGATCAGTATATCTACTGGCAAGGTAGCAGTCTGGATCGGGATATTAACCCGGACTATTTAAGAAAGCTCATTTTGTGCCCGGAGGATAGCGAAGGCAATCACTTGACCGGAGCCGATCGCGTAGTTATCACGAGTCCGGCATACACAAAGTTGGACCACACAACTGTCGCAAAGTTTTCCGGCACGCTGAAGGTATCGCATGAAGTGGAGGGCTAAGCATGGGAAGAATGACAATAGACAACCCGAACATGCTCAAGCTCCTGCCTCAGTTTATGAGAAATGACGAGGCAAATGTGGCTCTTTCGCACGCAATGGACTCATTGCTTGCGGAGCCTGCCAAGCGCTCGAGGATTTTGAGAAAATGGGACCAAATCGACAATATGAACCACGCCCAACTCGATGAAATGGCGTGGGAGTTTAATATTGATTGGTGGGACTCTGCTTTTACCCTTGAGCAAAAGCGCGCCGTTATTAAAACCTGCTACCGTATACACGAGAAGCGCGGCACAAAATGGGCCGTTGAGGAGCTCGTCACGGCAGCCTTCGGAATGGGAAAAGTTACGGAGTGGTTTGAATATGGCGGCGATCCGTACTGGTTCAAGATTAGAACCAGCGCAACGCTTACAAAAGACGGCATGGCCTACTTTTTGAGTATGATCGACAAGGTAAAAAGCGCACGCTCTCACGTTGAAATGATAGAAGTCACAAGAACGATCGACCAGAACATGCACGCAGGGACGGCGCAGCTATCCTTTGCCAAATGCGTGATTTTAGACCATTTCCACGAATTGAGGCGAGCATATTCAGATCAGCACGCTGGAGCTGGCAAAGGTTCGTATAGCAGCAAAAACACTATTCAGGATCATTTTGCACTTGCATACACCGCAAGCGCGACGGCAAACGCTGGTACCGCAGCGGGAGGCAGCAGGATCCGCTCGGCAGCAGTCGAGAGCTTCACAGAGGCACAAACTCACGGCTTTACTTTAGGCGCGGGAGTTTCGCAAGTATATTACACCAAAAACACCATAAAGGAGGAGTGACAACATCATGGCAGATTTTAACAATGCTATTATGACAAGCGCCGGCGCTGAGCTTTTGGCAGCGACAACCGCCGGTACCGCAAAACTCAAATTCACAAAGCTGGTTACTGGTTCCGGTACATATACGGAGTCGGAAAAAACCAGAGGCAGCCTTCAGGCGCGCAAAAGTCTGAAAGCTCAAAAGCAGGAGTTTCCGTTCTCTACAATCACGATGGCGTCAGACACATGCGTCAAGTTGGTGGCTCTGGTATCAAATGCAGAGCTCACAACCGGTTATTATGTGAATGAAGTCGGCATTTATGCAATGGACGAATTGCACCCGGGCGCTGCGCCGGTGCTCTATTCTATCGCGATCGCAAACGTGGCCGACTATTTGCCACCATATAACGGATTGACACCTTCGACCATTACGCAGGAATATTTTGCAACGGTTGACAATGCTCTGGAAGTTACTATTCAGGCAAACACCGGAGCTGCCGCTCTTGCTGAGGACCTCGAAGCAACAAACGAGGAGCTCGCTCGCGCAATGGAAGAAAACGATCGTATTTACGCCGGCAGAGATTTGACGTCCGTTTTTGCTCTGGAAATTGCCAAGTATACAGACGCATGGGCGTGGATCAAGGCAAGGATCAAGGCGCACAACTTCACCGGCATACATGTGGCTGACTATATCCCGATCACAATGAACGGCGAAACGGTTAAAATGCAGGTTGCCGGCATTGACAGCTACTACCGCACAACCGATCAGCAGCTCAGCCACCACATCGACTTTATTAGTAAGGATTGCTTTAGTGCGGTTACAAAATGGAACGAAACAAACACCAACAACGGAGACAGCACAAACGCTTCGCCGTATATGGTAAGTACGTTGTATTCATTCCTTAACACAACCCTCTACGGCTACCTTCCAGACGCAGTCAAGTCGGTAATCAGCAACAAGCGTATGCTCATGGAGTCCAGATACAGCGCAAGCGGCGCATTGACGGACGGCACTTCATGGAGTTGGCAGGATCTCGGTCCTCTTTGGGTTCCTACTGAGTACGAAGTTTTCGGCTCTGTTATCTGGGGGACAAAAGGCTGGAGCGAAGGTCAGGCGTTGCAATATCCTATTTTTGCAAACAGTTATAAACACCGTATCAAAGGCGCCGGAAACGGCGGCGGCCGTTGCAACTGGTGGCTGGCGTCCGTGACGAGCGGCTCCTCTGCTAACTGCGTGGGTGTGAACTACGGCGGCTACTCGATCTACTGGAACACCGCGAGCAACGAGCTCCACGTGCCGGTCTGCTTCCGAATTGACGAGGCATAGGCCGAGGAATAATTTTATAAAATCCGGCTACCCCGTGTAGCCGGTTAATGTGGAGGCAGAGAATGAGTAACGTATACAACCGAAACCGTAAAAAGACAAAATTTGACGTTGTGGCAAATGCTGAGAAGCTGCAGGACGAAATAACGCTCTATATCATGGATCAGACGCGCGTCCCTAAAAAGTGGCGCTATATGATCGGGCAGGATATTATTGCGAAAGTTGACGAACTCAACGACAACGTGATCGCCGCAAACTCAATTTATGCCACAACCGACAAAGAATTGGAGGCGCGGAGGGCCTACGAGCAACGAGCCATAAACAACGGCTACCAGTTACAAAGAAAGCTCGCCCGCCTTGTCAGGTGTGTGCCCTCTGCTACTGCGAGCAGCCTCGAGGATATTGTCGAACTGTTAAAGACAGAGATCGACGACCTGAAAGGCTGGAGGAAAAATGAGAAAATAAGAGGCAAATAAACGCCTCGGGTTATCTGCTGTTTAGTTTTTATGCGGCCGTTGCAACTGGTGGCTGGCGTCCGTGACGAGCGGCTCCTCTACTAACTGCGTGAATGTGAACAACAACGGCAACTCGAACAACTGGAACAACGCGAGCAACGAGCTCCACGTGCCGGTCTGATTCCACCTAAGAGCCAGACGGAGTAGGAAACGAAACCAGCGCCCATGTGGAAGGAAGGAGCAGATAACCCTCGCCGTAAGGCGTAAATAAGAGCCCAGACGTCGCCGGGTGGACGCTGCTTGCATGGCGCGGAGTTTTTGCGAGTCCTCCGCGTTTCATACCCGTTGCGCTATGCGGCTAACAAACGCAAGATCGCCGTGCTGGGTAAAAATTTTATAGAAATGAGAATAGCCGTGACAAGTGAAGAAAGACGAGAACAACGATACCAAAGAAGAAAAGCGGCCAGAGCAGCCAAACGGGCGGCCAAAATCGGGCAATATGATGATTTTGAGAAGGTGGCCTCGCTCGACTCTTTGTATGAAGCAGCAAAAGAAGCAACTCGAGGCGTTTCGTGGAAAGCGAGCGTCCAGAGATACAACTCTTTGCTGCTTTTTAATATCTCGGCAACAAGGAGCGACTTGCTTGCCGGAAAAGATATACGCCGCGGTTTTATCTGTTTTGATATATGCGAACGCGGCAAGCTGCGACACATCAAAAGCGTGCACTTTTCCGAGCGCGTCGTGCAAAAGTCATTTTGTACCAATGTGCTATACCCGACCTTCACACGCTGCCTGATTTATGATAACGGTGCCAGCCAGAAAGGCAAAGGGACGCACTTCGCTCTCAGGAGGATCTCGACTCACTTGCGCCGGCATTTCAGGAAATACGGGCGTGAAGGCGGCATTTTACTGATTGACTTTTCCGACTATTTTGCAAATGCTCAACACGAGGCGCTTTTTGAAATTTACGACCAGCAATTCACCGATCCGAGGATCATATCGCTGGGAAAAAGTTTTATTTCTGCTTTTGGAGACATAGGGATCGGGCTCGGCAGCGAGACAAGCCAGCTTAATGCGGTAATTTTACCAAATAAAGCCGACCACTACGCGAAGGAAGTGCTGAGGATCAAAGGCTACGGCAGATTTGCAGACGACACCTATCTCATACACCCAGATATTAAATATCTCGAGGAATGTCTCGAAAAACTCCGGGAGATTTATGCCTCTCTCGGCATTATTGTCAACGAGAAGAAAACCCGGATCGTAGACCTAAAACACGGGTTTACATTCTTAAAAACGCGGTTTTTTATAACTGAAACCGGCCGAATTATAAAGAAACCGTGCCGCAAGAGTATCACCCGGGAGCGCCACAAACTAAAGAAGCAGGCGAAACTCGTCGAGGCCGGTGTGCTTACTTTCGACGACGTGCGCTGCTCCTACGCTTCATGGCGTGGCAGCATGGAACACCGGGACGCATACAGAACACTACAAAGCATGGACCGCCTATTTGATAGGCTGTTTATAGAACAATGGAAAGGAGGCCAAAGCCATGAGAACCAGAGAACAGATTGAGTCAGAGATCAGAGGTTTGCAGCAGCTCCTCGCTTCAACAGATTACAAGGCATTAAAACACGCCGACGGAGTGCTGACTGACGAGGAGTATGAGGAGACTCGACAGCTCCGCATTGACTACCGCAAGCAGATCAACGATCTCGAGGCAGAACTCGCAGAGCTGGAAACTGCCGAAGGGCAGGTGGCAGCTAATGAGTAACGCGGAAATTATCGAGTTACAAAACGCCATAATTTCAAACATGGCCCAGATCAATGCAGAGTTACACATGCGACTCGAGCAGTACGAGGCCGTTGCACACAACGAGAATACCGAGCGACTGGAGGCTGAAAACGAGCTCATGCTCGACAGACTGAAAAGCGCCGGCGTTTTCGAGGAAGGAGGGAACCAATGACAGACATTAGCCTTGTTATTGCCGTTGTTGGGTGCTGTCTTTCGATTGCCACCTTTTATGTTGGCAGACAGTCGGCCAGCAAATCAGACGGCCGCAGCGCCGGGGCTCTGGAGACAGATCTCCGCTACATAAAAGAAAGCGTCGGCCGTATTGAGGGACAGCTCAACAGAGACGTGCAGCGCCTCGAGGGACGAATTGACGAAATAAGCAACCAGCTCTCGGGGATCAGCAATACAGCAGGCAGAGCTCACGAGTCTGCCAAAAGCGCACACAACCGCATTGACGAGCACCTTGAGCGTGAGCACAATATCCAAATGGAAAGGAGCCGAATACATGCGGAGACCTAAGAAAGAATTTTCAAAGACCATATTGCGGACGGTGGCGCTTGCCACCGCTGCGATCGTGGCCTTTTCTTTTGTGCTCATGTGGAAAACCGGGGACACAACGCCGCTGGCGTATATTATCCCGGGGATCTTCACCGAGCTGTCGGCTGCTACTGGCTTTTATTTCTGGAAAGCTAAGGCAGAAAACCAGATCAAGCTCGATATTGTGCGCAAAGAAAAGGAACTCGAACTACAACAGAATGAGACAGAGCTCGGATTGGACGATCCGGGCTCTTTTTAAGGAGGCGACACCATGACAAATGAGTCAAAAATCTGGAGCTTTTTAAAAAGCAAAGGCCTCAACGACTTTGGCGTGGCTGGCCTTATGGGTAATTTGTACGCAGAGAGCGGGTTAAATCCCAAAAACCTGCAGAATACCCACGAGAAAAAGCTCAGCTACACAGACGAAAGCTACACCGCGGCCGTAGACAATGGCAAATATAACAATTTTGTTTTTGACTCGGCCGGCTACGGTTTGGCGCAATGGACCTACTGGAGCCGCAAGCAGGCGCTCCTCAAATATGTAAAAGCTGCAAAGACTTCGATCGGCGACCTCGACGCTCAGCTCGATTTTTTATACAAAGAGCTCAGCGAAAATTATACCGCCGTTTTGAAAATCTTAAAAAACGCCACAAGCGTGCAGGAAGCCTCTGACGCCGTTTTGACAAAGTACGAACGCCCGGCCAATCAGGGAGCCAGCGTGAAAGAAAAACGCGCGGGCTACGGACTGGGGTACTACAACAAATACGCCGCCGGAGCCACTTCGACTATCAACAAGGGAGGTAATACCATGAGACAAAAAATCGTAAACATGGCCGTTTCGTTTCTGGGTTGCAATGAAGCAGACGGCAGTCACAAGAAAATTATCGACATTTACAACAGCCACAAACCACTCGCCCGCAGCTATAAGGTGAAATACACAGACGCATGGTGCGCCACTTTTGCCTCTGCTATGGCTATTAAATGCGGCATGACCGACATTATCCCGACAGAGTGCGGCTGCGGCCAAATGATCGCATTATTCCAGAAGCTCGGCGCATGGCAGGAAAACGACGCCTACAAGCCGCAGGCTGGTGATTACATTTTCTACGACTGGGACGACTCGGGCGCTGGCAACAATACCGGCTGGCCGGAACATGTCGGCATTGTTGTGAGTGTTAGCGGCTCCACTATTAAAGTGATCGAGGGCAATATCAGCAACAAAGTCGGTTATCGCAATATTGCGGTAAATGCTCGCTATATTAGAGGCTACGGAGTACCTAAATACAAAGAGCAGGCAGTTGCTCCAGAGGTAAAAGAAAACGACGACGAAAAGTTGGCGTACAAGGTGGGCGACGTGGTAAACTTCACCGGCAAAACTCACTATACAAGCAGCTACGCAGGCGGCAAAGCTAAGAGCTGCAAACCGGGAAAAGCAAAAGTGACACAGCTCAGCCCGGGCAAACCTCACCCATACTGCTTAAAAGCCGTAGCCGGTGGAGGCTCTACCGTTCACGGTTGGACTGACGCCGCAGACATTTCCGGTGCTGCTGCTTCTGGCGGCGCTATTGCAGTTGGTAAGACTGTAAAAGTAAAAAGCACGGCCAAAAAGTACGCAACCGGCCAGACGATCCCAAGTTGGGTAAAAACTAAAAAATACACCGTTCAGAAAATCAGCGGAGAGCGCGCTCTCTTGAAAGAGATCACAAGCTGGGTAAATCTGAGCGATCTCGAATTAGCATAAGGAGGTACACAAAATGGATCAGGGAACTCTCAACACCTTAATGACTGTAGTTGTGCTGCCACTTCTGGTGGCTGTTTCCAGCTTCGCGGTTGCATGGCTGCGTAAAAAGACGCAGGAAATTACTGCAAATATTGGAGACGCTACCGTCCGCAAATATGTGGATCTTGCGAGCGAAGTCGTGGGAAAAGCGGTACAGACAACCTTCCAGACTTACGTCGATACATTAAAGGCGCAGGGCAAATTTGACAAAGAGGCGCAGCTCGTGGCATTGCAGAAAGCAAAAGACACAGCGACGGCCTTAATTACAGACGAGGCCAAAAAGGCGATCGCTGAGGCTTACGGAGATTTTGACAAATGGCTCGAGGC